AAATTAGTCCTTGATTTTCCCATACTATTCCTATATATATGGGCTTATATGAAAATACATACTATATGTAGTAGAAGGGAAGAAAATGACAGATATTACAAAATATAAATCTGTGGCCGTCAAGAAAGAAGCCTACGAACTAGCAAACGAAGTTAAAGCAAAAGTGCCTGAATTAAAGCATTTATCCATGGGTGGTCTAATACTATTTTTAGTAGATAGATTTGAACAAGATGTTAACAACGGACGTTACAAACAAAATAGTTAGTGCAGTTATACGCTTTAAAAAAGATGACCGTAAACACGTCCGCGTTTCCTATTTGGAAGGCGAAGACAAAATCTTTCTTGCGGAAGAGTGGGACATGATTGTAACCGAAGGAAGAAAACTTTGGATACAACATGCAGATGAGATTACAGAACTACGAAGGGATTTAAGTAGATTAGATGACTGAAGAAAAAAAGAAAAGTGAAGACAAATTAAGTTATGAAATTTATCAACCATTTGGACCTAGTATACTAAAAACGAAACTCCCTGCTTTTTACGTAGAAAATATTAATAAAGAATCTGATAGGATTTTAAATAGTGAAGACTTATCCAAAGAGTATGACTATAGTCAAAATCTAGCAGGTAATGTTAAAAAAGAGATAAAGATTTCAGAAGATAAGATTCCGGGACTCAAGCAATTTTATGTAGCTTTAGCTCAAGAGTATGTCAATAAAATCGTACCTGGCGCAATTCCATCAGGGACTTCATTATCTCTTACAAGTTGGGTTGTTAGTCAATATCAAGGAGACTTTAATCCTATTCACATTCATGACTCTAATCTTTCAGGTGTAGCTTTTTTAAAAGTTCCCGATAAGTTAGAAGAAGAATACGCTCAAGAAGATCATCATGCCACCGTCGGATGTTTAGAGTTCTTAGGATCTCTTCCTCATACTTTCTCAAGGCATAGTTATTTAGTAAAACCGGAAGTAGGAGATTTTTATTTGTTTCCTAGTTGGTTAGCTCATCAAGTCTACCCATTTAGAAGTGAAGGAGAAAGACGATCCATGGCTTTTAACATACAGTTTAATTCTAGTGTCCCTATTAAAGGTGTTCATGGATGATTACAGATATTCATCCTCAGTATCCTCAAAAGACTGATCTCGATCAACGGGCCAAACGCCTACGATTTATCAGTGTCAGTAAAAAATTTAGATACGATGATTGGGAAAGATTACCTATTAAGGAAAAAGATTATTTTAGAGCGCTCATTGTAGTAGAAAATTATGCATTGGGTAATACTCCTAATACATGAGCAAGGCAGTTCTTAAAAGAAAAAATCATAAAGGTCGTCGTAAGGTAGGGTCTAAGAAAAGACGCAACCGTCGTCGTTTACGCAGAAATCGTTAGGCAGAACAGCTTACACACTCGTCGTTTTCATCATAATTTGTTGTATATTGAACAGGGCTAGGCTTTGCCTCGTTTGTAGATTTACATTCGCATTGGTTTCTTTCGAGTTTTTCTACTTTGTCTGCTAGGTAACAAATCATTTTGTGCAAGTCTTTTTCGGTCATGGTATCTCCTTAATTTTGTGAATAGTGAAAGCGACCACTATATAACGATCACGGCCATGGGATCAAGTTCTTTTATTTATAGGATAGTCAATTGCTATGTTTTATGTTAAAAGTAAATTATGGGGCCATTAGTATCATTACCATTACAAGGATTAGCTAGATATCTTCCTTTACTAGCAGGAGGAGCAACTGTTGCATCTCAAACAGATCCTAAAGGTCTAGAATACTTAAAAGAGGGCCTGTCATCCTTAATAAATCCTGCTTCCTATTCTTTAAATCCTTTAGAAAAAATTTTAGAAAGTAAAATAGAAGATGATAATAAATTAATAAACATTCCGAAAGAAGAAAAAATACCTGAAAAGGACCCAAATGAAGGACCTGAAATTCCACCGTCAGGAATAGGTGAAGCACTTGATTTAATCAAAGAACGAGAAGAACGAAGAAAGTCAATGTATGAAGACGCTTTACAGAGCACTGTAGGAGATCCTAATGTAAATTACAGAGAGACAGATAAAAAAAGAGGACAGTTTGTTCTTGATGCTCCTTATGCAAACAATTTTTGGTCAACAGGGCCTTACAGTTTTCCTGGAGGATCCATTAATCCGTCTAAATCTCTTATAACTTACATGAAACCTGGAGACTTTTTAAAATTATCTGCTAATAAAGATTTTTCAGAAAAAGCGATAGAAGAAAGAGATGACCGAGCATTTGAACTATACGAAAAAAATAAAACAGGCCTTACAGTTCCTGTATTGGATATGACTGAGGATGCTGTTAGTGGAGATTTTGAAGTGATAGGGCATGAAGGAAGAAGCAGGGCAAAATATTTTGAAAATTTAGATCCTAATAAACTTATTCCTGTTCAAATACAAACAGATTTTGTAAATACACCTTCTGGTAAATCTCGTAATCCAGAATATATTGATTATACAAAAGGTTCTTATACTCACGGTCAGTCTATTGTGAATTTAGGAGAAAAATTAATGAAAACAAATTTATTTAAAAATCAAGATGGTGACTATGTATCAGGAATAGAAGTGCTTGGGTATGAGGGGGATGGTAAAAAAGTTGAACCAAAAAGTGAAGAAACTTTAAAACCTAATGAAAATTTTTTTTACAAAATATCAGGTTCTAAAAATTCAGAAATAGTAAGGGATCCTAATGATTTGTTTGAAAAAGGATGGGAAAATAAGATGTTTCCTACGCCGAAAGGACTTGGTGTTTTAGGTGATTATGACATAGGTATTGATGTAATGAAAAGAACAGATAATAATTTTTTATTGTTTAAAGACGGTAAAGTTCATGCAACATTAGAATTAGCTACTCCAAAAGGACAAGATAATGTTATTGAGTTAGATGCAATTGGTGTTCCTGAAAATATGCAAGGAAAAGGAATTGCAACAGATGTTTTAAATCAATTGTTTAAATTAGCTGATGAAAATGGTGTTACTATTATGGGTTCTGCTCAAGCTTTTGGTAATAAAGCTATGAACAAAAAAGAATTAACTAAGTTTTATAATAAAATGGGGTTCGAAGGAACTGCGGATAATCTTGTAAGAAAGCCAAAAAAGACTACTGAAAATCCTTTAGAAGATATTTTAGAATCACAAATTCAAAATAAAGAAAAAGAAACATATTTTGGTACAGAAGAGGCAATAGAATCTTTTTATGACGCTTCTAATAATATTGATGTAATGTTTGACATTAAAGAATTAAATAAACCAGAAAATCAAAAGTATGAGTATGGACAAAACATACCCGCTCATGAATTTTATGAAAATCAATATCATGGAGGAGTCGGAGATTTAGGAAATGCAGATGCTTTTAAAAAGCTAAAGAAACTTTCTTATTACCCTGAGTATAAAAAATTAATTCAAGAATCTGCAAAAGAACATTTAGGAGAAAGCTTTCCGGCTTATCGTTTAGTTCGTGGGGATATGGAAGCTTACAGAGAAGGCAAACCTTCATTAGAAAAAGATATAAATTCTTATTCATTAAATCCTGAAGATGCTTTAAGTCTTCACAATATGATAGATTACAGTGAAGGTTTAGGTAAAAATAGAAATAATTTAGTTTTACAAGAAGTTTACATCAACGCTAAAGATTTAGTAATGAGAGGAAAAGAAGCTGAGAATGAAATTGTTGTTAATACTAAAAAGTTAGACACAGACACAGTTCGTGTGTTTGATCCTTTCACAGGAAAAATAATTAAAGATGCTACAAAGGGTCAACTTGTAGGCAAAGAGCTTTTTAAATTTAATGATAAAACTAGATTAGGTGGCAAAAAAGATGAGCTTTCAAATGACGATGACTTTATAAAATTTTAAAATAACACATCAGCTATATCAAAATAGCAAAAGTAAATAAAAAATTCATACCTATATTCTCTTGTATGATGAATCTCACAAACAGTGCTAAGAACCACTTCCTAAACTTCTTTAGCAACTTGTTTGCTGACAATAAGGACCCGCAACAGGACCTTATTAACTATTGTAAGGCAGAATATGGTAAAGATTGGCGTTGGGCTTTAAAAGAATATCTAAGCTATAACGAGTTTCCAAAGACTTATCAAAGAAGAAGTATGTAATTTTACTTCTGTTCTTTAAATGTGTAGAAGTAATTAGAGTCATCGCCCGCCGTCCACTTACTAACTGATTCTACATTATATTCAATTGTAGATACTTTAAAGTCAGGTTGCTTTGGTTCTGATGGAGTCAAGGACTTGTCATAAAATAGTGTTCGATTGTTAGGTTGAGCGGCGAAGTGGCCGTTTTCTAATTCTAGAATATTAAATGATTTATGTTCCTCTGGCACTTGCGAATAATTGATATTAGGTAAGTTATGATCAGCGTGACAGCTATCAATCGTAAAGAGGTATTCTCCCTTGTACCAATTTTTAGAAGGTGACAGATACTTTGCTCTTGGAGGTACAGTTGTTTTTTCTATCACTGTGATATGATAACTAAACGCGTCCCATAGTTCTAATTCTTCTAAAGGTAAATCTTCTTTGACATCCGGAGAACTTACAAAAGCACTAATAGGTAACTTGTCATACAACGCAGCGTACTCAGGTATATATGTTTCAAAGTATAATGCTCTGCCTTGTATAGATTTGACTGTTGCCCAAATGCCTTCTACATATTCTCCGTGGCCTTTTTGATGATCGTAGAGATATTGTTTTTTAATCCATACTTTTACAGGTGGTACGTTTGCTACTAAAAAGGACATCTATTTATCCAAACACAAACCGTTGTCTAAAACGATTTTTTCATTAGTTTCAATCCATACTTTTGCACCACAAGACAGTGGCTTCTCAGGTGAGTAAACTATTTTAGCCACGGTGACATCGTCTTTGTCTTTGATTTCTAAGTTATGAGCATAGTCATTTGACTTATAGGTCTTACAAGTAATGACAGGTTCGTTAGTGTTGTGTTTTTTATTTGATCTTATTTTAAGTTGATTTATATGTATAAATTTTTTCATAATTGAGACATCTTTTTAGCCATGGCTTTGGCTCTTTGAGGAGTTTGTTTAGCCCATCTAGAGTCAAGCATCTCAACTGACGCCGTTTTATAATCTGGCGGTGTAGATTCTTTGAGCGCTCTCCACATAGCAGGGAACTTGGACACACCTGTTTTACCCATTTGAAATACCATTTCTACAATAAGCTCTTTACACTGATCATGGACCGTGTACTCACCAAGCAATTCTTCTGCACCTGAGATAGCGTTCTCTAGATCCTTTTCTAAAGTCTCCATTAAAAACTCTTCGTCGTACTCTTTATCATCTTCCCAAAAGTCTTCCACGCAAAGGTGGCCGACGCCCACAGTTCTCTTGCCTAGCGTGTCTAAATACACCTTATTGCGATACCCTTCATGGTCGCGCACTGATTTTAAAAGTCTTGTCATATCCATCTTATTTCTCTGTCTCCTTCTTTGGTTCTAAATATATAATCTTGTTTACCCAACTTCCCGGAATGGTTATGTGTCTACCGCCGTCTTTCTCTTCGTTGTATTCACAATAATCACTCATAATAGTTATTTGGGACTTTGTATCTTTTATCAGCCAACCGACCGATTGGCAAGTGGCTAATTCTTCAAGAAAGATTTCTTCTACAGGGTGCCAACCTGTATCTCCATCTTTTGCATCAAACCATTCGATTAAGACTAACGGGGCCGAAATTGGATTTTTGAATTTTTCGCTCATGATTAGTTATGTATCTAGAAATAAGGGTGTGTATTTTCCCATATAAGAGCCTCTGATGTTAAATTCAAAGTATTCTGATGCATCTTCATAGGTCATTTCATTATCTCCCATAAGTTCTTTTAATATAAGTTCTATACTGTAGAGAACTCGTGTAGTGTTCTCGTGCCACGGATCTTGGACCACGCCCAAAATTGCAGAGTCAAATCCATCTGCGAAAAGTATATCTGGTTCGTCGTCCCCGTAAAATTCTTCTATTTCATTTCTATTCATGGTTACATATTATCAGTTTATATAGATGTTTCAAAAGTAAAATGAAAAAAATATTTCTGAAATATCGTGAATTTGACGTAACCACGTAACTTTAGGCTAGAATAGTTGATATACAACAATAGTAGGGTTACGTTTTAGGTTACGTCTGTGTTTCAGGTTACGTAACCTTGGGATAGATGATTTCTAGAATAGTTGATATACAACAATAGTAGCAGTCTTACAGACTGAGGTTTTTTCATTGAAATACATTTTTTATATATATATTTACTTTCTATGTATATATAGTAAATAATAATTATGGATATTGATAAACAATTAACACCAAAACAAAGAGCTTTTGTTCTTACTTTTGTAAAAGAAAATGGGAGGATGACTCCTACTGATTGTGCAAAACAAGCGGGTTACTCTGAAAACTCAGCGACTCAAATGGCTTGTAACTTACGCAATCCTAAAATGTTTCCTAAAGTTGTAGAAGCAATTGAATTTTTGCAAAAAGAATATGCGGAAGCTAGTAAGATTGATTTTGTTAAACACGCTAGAGAATTAGCTAGGCTAAGAGAAACTGCAGTTGAGAATGGTCAACTAGGTCCTGCGATTGTAGCAGAATATCGACGTGGTCAGTTGGCAGGATTTTATGTAGATCGAAAGGAAGTTGTAACTGCTTCTCTAGATAATATGTCGAGGCCCGAACTTGAAGCAAAGCTAAAAGAAGTTCGTAGCCAAAACATAATGAACGGTGAATCTATCGGTATGAAAATTGAATATACGGATGTCACCGAAGTAGAGCTAGAATCCAAATCAAAAGAAGAAGAATAACAAACTTCCACCAAATTAATAAAAACATTATTCTTGCACCCCTTTTTCATACCAATTTGCTTTGTCTAAGATAATTTCCCAAAATTCTTCTGCATCATCGGTATTAAATCTATCTAATAAATTAGATTGTATATATTTTAGAAGTACCTCTTTTGTCCATGTGTCGTAATCAAAAGGCAAACGAACCTTTAGATAGTCTTGACTAGCTATAATTATGCTTTCTTTTTTAGTTAAAGGTTCTTCTTGATAAGTCTCTGCGTCATAAAAATCATATGACATAGACTTTTCATCCTGCCAATCAATTTTATGCAAATCACAATAATGTCTTAAATCGCAAATTACGTCTGCAACTCTTGCATACTCTGCTTTACCGTCATCTTGTAGACCAAGTAATTTTTGTATTTTATCTGCTCTATCTTTGTTAGTCATCTTTATTCCTCCTGTAAATAGTGTGTCTGCTCTGTGTCTTCATTACCGCAGTTCGTACAAGCTTCTATGAATTTTTCTTTTTCTTCATAGACATGATTGCATTTTAAACAATGCACATATTCTGTATTGTCACTCATTAGTCCCACCTCTTTTCTGTATTAGAGTCAACTATATTCTCAAGTTGAGTTGTTAAGTCTTGTATATGTTCTACCTCTTTTTGTTTGACCTCATCTATGTCATCAATCATACAAGCAACTGATATACTTAAATTAATTATTTTATCTTTAAGTTCAGTTGTAAAGTTCTCCAACTTGTCAATAACATGATCATACTTTGTACAAGTACATTCTAAGTAATCATCTTTATCAGCGGGGCATACATGAGAGTCATCGTCTCTTAAATCTCTTATGTCTTGTATAATACTTTCCTTTCTATTCATTAT